GCAGTGCAAACTGCTGATATTCTTTTAAAGAAGTTTAATTCGTTTGAAAAGACCGTGTGTTTGGGTCTCGATGCGAGTCGATTTGATCAGCATGTTAGCCAGCAAATGCTAAAATGGGAACACAGCATCTACAACAGCATGTTTCAATCCCCTGAGTTGAGGAAACTCCTCAGGTGGCAAATTGACAATGTTGGTTTTGGGAGGTGCGATGATGGATGGTTGGAGTACAAGGTGAAAGGAAAACGTTTCTCAGGAGACATGAATACTGCCCTTGGGAACTGCCTCATCATGTGTGCAATGGTACATTCTTATGCCGAGGAAAGGGGAGTCAAGATTGAGTTGGCGAATAATGGTGATGACTGTGTGGTTTTTATGGAGGCGGAGCATTTAAACCAGTTTTCACGCGGATTGGATGAGTGGTTTGAAGAGGTCGGATTTGTTATGACTAAGGAACTCCCTGTGTATAATATACACGAGGTTGAGTTTTGTCAATGCAAGCCGGTTTACGGATACCACGGTCTCGTAATGTGTCGTAGCTTTGAAAAAGCGCGCGAGAAAGATTCGATCTGCTTATTTGACATCTCCAGCCCGTCCGCTGCTCGTAAGTGGATGGGTGCAATAGGTGAGTGCGGTTTAGCTTTAGCTAGTGGAGTTCCAGTGTTTCAGGAAATGTATCATGCATTTGTTGCACATGGAATTCCTAGCAAGCTTACCAAGTCAGTCGGTTGGCAATGTGGCATGACCATGATGTCGAAAGGCTTGCACGCTCGATATGAAGATGTAACCGAGGATTCACGGTATTCCTTCTATATTGCGTTTGGAGTGACCCCTGATGAGCAGGTGGCGTTAGAGGAGTATTACCGTAATTGGAAACCTACCTTTGACTGCCATTGGAACGCTGATTTATCAGACGTAATAACTGCTCCCTTCTAGTCTTTAATGACAAATATTGTGGTGATATTAGTAAGATGAAAAATAATAAAAATTTAAATAAGATGACACCGAGTGGCAAGACAACTCGGAGCAAGAGACGTAGTAAGCGTCAGCGTGGTGGTGATTATGTAGGAACCCCTCAATTAGTTTTGAGTGGGAGTCCCATGAGTCGATTAGGGTTTGGTCCAACAAACCCAGGAAGGGTGACAGTACGGGGTGTTGTTGAGGTTTTCAATGGGAATGCCTCCATCGCATTGGCATATCAAGGGTTTACCGCTTGGTGTGCTCAAGCGCGTAGCGTTTTAACACCATTTGAGTACTTTCGCATTGTTGATATGGACTTGTCCATGAAAATTGCTGGTGGTACAGCTTCAGCAAACAGCATCGTTTACAACTTAACCAATAGTTGTGCAAATGCCGCCGATGGTGGTGGAGTTGCAATCTTGAATGATGACTTTGCTGCTATTGCTAGTGCTGCCACTGACATACATTTGCGCCCACCCCAAAGTTATTGGACTCAGGGCTCCCGGAAGTGGTATCGTGCTATCGATGCCGCAGGTGGATTCCCTGCAGCTGAGGACATTATAGCAGGGTCATCATCCTATTTTGGATCTGGTGGCCTCACTGGTGCAACCGTAATTGGATGGCTAGTTGCTGAAATGACCATGGAGTTTCATACACTCCTCTAACCACACACACATGCCCAATAGGGTTCTTGGTAGTACAATATGGGACACCCTCTTCTTTTGAACGGTGTTCTTGCATTCACAATGTGCATACTACATTAATAAATAAATAATCATAAAAAGTTATGATCACACAACGCTATAGGTGATGAGTCTAGAGGTGAAGTAGGGCTTACCACCCTCCAGTAGCACTATACACTTAGAATGTGATGTGATCACTAGATGTAATGTTTTGTAATCGCAAATCAGGGTGACTCCTGAAATGTGTTGGGACCTCCACTGAGTGGAGTTTGTCAGGATTCCTAGCGCGAGCTAGGAGGGCTATCCGTGGACTTGTCAGCTTT